CAGGAGCCGCCCAAACAGGAGATGCGCCTGTCGATCCTGTGAGTACTTGCCCAGTCGTTCCGTTCGCCAATGCGCCAAGTTGTCCCGTAGAGGATATGTTGACGAGGGGACCAACCACAGTCACGCCCGTTATGCCTGCAATAAAAGCCCGATTCTGTTGACCTGCACTAGATCCGTTTACTCCAATTCGGATTGTGTTGGATTCTGATAATGTTCCGGTATTACCGATAACAATGTTCGAACTCTCAGACGTACCATACGTAGAACCTGCATTTACACCCAAAGCAGTATTCTGCGTGCCTGTAGTAATTCCACCTAAAGCATTGTATCCTATACCTGTATTTGATCCCGTTGAAACTTGTAGTGTGTTTAGTGCACTAGCTCCGACAGCTACGTTTTGAACTGAACCAGTCATAAGAAGAAGAGCATCATTACCTATTGATACGTTATTAATTCCCGTGCTAGTTGCATTACCAGAATTAAAACCAACACATACGTTATTTTCTCCGCTTGTGAGACTGTTTAAAGAACCTTCACCCAACCCAACATTAGATGTTGCAAAATTAATTGATGTGGAGGAACTCCCAATAATTAGATTTGTCAAACCAAAATTTAAAGTCTCGGTGTTGGCCGTACCAGCGAATTTGACCGTTGTATTCGCGGTTAAAAAATTAAAGTTCCCTGCACTAGGAGATTCAGCGCCTCCAGTATTACCGGTGATTGTCTGTATGCCCGATGCGGCCGGAGCCGCCCAAACTGGATCTTCGCCTGTCACGCCGGTTAAAACCTGACCGGTGGTTCCTACGGCCGTCGCAGCTATAGAGCTTGTGCCCTCTCCTATTAATACCCCATGCGCTGTGTAATTTGCGGGAGTATAAGGGCCTATGAGAGATATGACGGGAGTTGTAGTGCCAGTGGCTACGGAAACTTGATTTGCTGTACCTGAGACACTAGTTACAGTTCCAGAGGTTGCAGGAGCTGTGCTTGTCCAGATAGTCCCGTTTGAGGTCAGCACATTGCCTACTGTCCCCGATGCTGTGAGACCTGTTCCGCCCTGTAAGGTCGATAATGGATAACCCGTAATGGTAAGCGCAGCATTTATCAAACTTGATGTCCCGTTAAATATAGTTCCACCAATGTTTAAAACCCCTCCTGCTGATCCAGTTATGGCATTCGTGTTAGAGCTGTTTACAGCGCCGTTTACAAGAATTAAGTTTCCCAAAGATCCTATAGAGATAGCGGATGCAGTTCCGCTAGAAAAGTAGGAACTCACTGAAAAAGCTGCACCTGATCCATTAACAGTTAGTCCTGTTGCCTGAGTGCCTGTGTTGGCCAAATCAACGACAGAATCTTGAACCCCTATTAATCCGGCGCCAGTTGATCCAACGGATATGCCAAAATCACAAAAATACAGGTTAGATCCCCCAGCGGAATTACTAGAAATAGTTGTACTTTTTCCTGTGTTATTCATGTACGTATAGTCTGCTCTGATCATGCCAGCAGAAGTTGAGTTCCATAAAGCTATACCAGTTGTGGCAAGATTTCCTCGGCAATCCGTGATCTGGATAAGTGAACTTGCACTTGAACTTGTATAGCTTATGCCGGTATTGTTCAGACAATTCAGATAGCAGCTTTTTAAATTAACAACCGTGGCTGCTGATCCAGAAACCGTCAAGAATGGTGCGCTATTAGTCTGAAGCCGAATGCCCGAAATGCTGTTAGAACCTGATCCCGTGCAAGTGATTGTACCGCTAATTGTGACATTTGGGGTTAATGCGTCCGCATCAAATGCCACTAGGTCTATGCCAGGTGGAAGTGTTAGGTTTTCTGTATACACCCCAGTCAAACCAGGCATGATAAAAATTGTGGAGTTGATCCCGCTTGCTACAGCCGCCGTTATCGCCGTTGCGATGGTTGTATAGTTGGCTCCCGTTCCTGATCCAACTCCTGCTGAACTTACAATATAAAGTGCTGTATGCAGATCTACTAGGGGGATCCCAGCTGCTAAAGTGACAAATCCATTTGGATCAACGCCAAATTGAGCACTATCAAAATGAGAGACACCATTTAAAGCCGGAGTAGAAACAGCCGCACTGGAAGAATCCTGGATTTCTAATGTAATAATGTGTTCCGCTGAAGTATTAGATCTAATTACATCTAGACCAACAACCCCTGGGCCTACTTGATTTCCTGTGAGGCTTATTGTTCCGGCAGCCGTAGGAACCACCGGATTGTTAATCCCTAAACCATTTGTATCCACCTGGATATTTAATAGATCACCTGCCGCAGTGGAGAAAAGCACCCAAAGTGCTCCGCCATTTCTCAGAGCTTCAGCCTTAACTAAAATATAAACGTTAAGATCACTAGTATCTATCCAAATAGAGGGCACCGGGTAGTACCCTTGATTTAAGGGATCTCTTAAATCATTATGATCAGGCGCTCTATTTCTTCGGTAAGTGGGAAGAAATTGATAATTCTGACCAGAATATTTTAATAGATTTCTAGATGAATCTGAATTTGGGCTTTGCGGCGATGACGTCATGTTAAAATCCTAAAACGGTTATGGATAGCGTGCCTGTTCCGGCAGCTCCAGAGGGGAGCTTGACCATATAAAGAGTATTAGCAGGCACCATAGCTTTTGAATCTTCAGTTTGACCAGATCCGGACAATCCTTCAGAAATATTCAACGTGGTAGATGCAGGTACATAGAAAACATCGTTCGTTGTCTGATCCTGAATTTGTACGTCAGTAGTTGTACCATTAATTATGATCAACTTATAGGCTGAGATAGTTACGATTGCTCCAGCCGCTTGATAAGAAGTGGTTAGGCTAGCCCCCGCAAAGGTTCTAACCTGACGTTTCATTAGTCTAGGCGTCATATTTAACTCCTTATGCGTTTAATACTAAGAAGTCAATTTGAATATCAGCTACTGTTGTGGTCGCTCCCGTTCCGTTTGTAACCACAATTGCCAGAGATCCAGCCGAAGCGGTCTTGCTCTTTATGCTTAAAGCTGAACCGCTAGTTGCCCCACTCATGCTGAGCATAACTTCGGTTGTCGAAGCAGTGATTGCAGAGTTTGTTAGAGTTAATGTTAGATCAGCGCCAGCAGCAATCGAAACAGTTGTAAAAGTTGCTCTACCAGATCTTCCATTAACTACAACGGGATTAGCCGCAATACCAGATGCTTGAGCAGAGTTTAAAAGAATACCTGTGCCAACTGCTGTTCCAACAAAATTACCGTTAGTAGCTGTGATAGCTCCCGATGTGGCAGTCAGAGTAGTTGCTGAAGTTATAGAACCTAAAGTGGTAGTTATGTTCCCTGCGGAGGCAACGATATTTCCGGTGGTTGCGGTAATGCCTGTTCCACCGGTTAAAGTCGTTATAGATGTAATTGATCCAGGGGCAATGAAAGTTGCTGGAATCGTTAGAGTGGTAATTCCTGCGTTAGTTACGGCAGTTATTTGCGTTGCGCTACCGCTGACAATAGCGACAATGTCTGATCCACCGCTAGATAAAAGAACCCAGTTACCTGGCTGAGTTTGAACCCAGAGGTTTTGTAACACAGTGTTTAGCCAAAGAGTTCCTACAGGATTCTTTTTAGCGCTTGTAGTTGGATCTATTTTAGCTTTAACGAAGTTCCATCCCCCTATGGGCACGATAACATTTATACCTTCGTATGCTTGCGGTTCTTTAGATAGACCGAGTGGATTTTTCCCTGACATTTTGACCTCTTTAGGTTTTATCGTTTAGTAAAATATTTACTTGATTCTCACCTTAGCAGGTGCAAGTTTATCTTTAAAGAAATGTTTATGATGTTTGAGTGAAAAGTTATAGCTATAACCGTGTATAACTGCCTATAACTTGCTATAACTAGATGAAAAAATGTCTTGTCTGGAAATATTCTGTGGGATGTGATAGAATTTTGGGCGAACAAACAACAAAGGATGGGTTTATGGAATGGATGCATGTATTTACAATATTAGCCGGTAACATGGCCCTTATGGGGATAGCTATAGGATTATTTTTATGGTCACGAGCAGAATCTAGGTCTGATATGCGTATGATGATGGGAATTATCAATAGCATTAAAGATGAGATAAAAGACTTTCATGGAAGATTGTGCGCTATAGAAGAGAGGAATAGGAAATAATATGGACTGGATAAAAAAACATGCTGATACTGTAATTTTGATGATAACGATCATCACATCTTTACTGACTTCAGTGATGTGGATGAATACCAAATTTACAGAGCTGGAAAAAGATATATTGGTAATAAAAACCGTGCTCATCATAAAAGGCGTAATGCCTATAGAGCTAGCAAAGGCAGGGGAATAATGGCTATCGTTGTGATTATTGGAATCATAGCCTACCTTGCGATAGGCTGTTGTGTAGTGGCAAGTGAGTTTGATTAGCGTTTCTTTTTCTTGGCTACATCCTTACGGGCTTGTTCAACTAGAGTGAATTGCTGTTTTTTTTCTTTTATATCCATCTGTTGCATGGTTCTTTCGATTGCATTCATGTTAACGCCAGCTTGCAGGATATTACCTTCAACTGCGTTCTTCATGACTTGGCTATAATGATTACGTAAAGCAGGGGATGCAACCATTCTATGAACAATCTTCTGAGTGTGGTATATAGGCCACAAACCTACTGCTCCAACCGTAGCAGCTGCTTTAGCTCCTACACCTACAAAACCAAATAATTTTCTTGTGAGTGGATCAGAAACTTTATCGCCAAAGTTCTTTTGGAGTATATTCCCTAAAGAATTGCTAGTCGCCCATGTGGCATATGCCTCATTTCCAGCACGATTAAGTTTTCCCCATTCTGGATCAACTTTTGCATATTGATCAGTTGCCTTAAGTAAAAGGCTTTTGAATCTGTTTAGCCAGTAAACAGCTTTCTTTCCTATGCTCTTATCTTTAGTGAGATCAAATCCGCCTTTGGCTTCTATGATCTCATTAACGGTTTTTCTCATGCCTACAGCGTTTTCCATTGGAAGTTTACCACCTGTGCTGAACTTCAGTGATTCTTCAATCTTGGTAAGTGCAGGTCCATGAGAATCAGACTTACCGCCTTTAGTCATTTCTTTTTCGAGTTTTCGAGCTTCTTTATTAAAATCTCTAGAATGAACATATGACCCAGGAGTTAGTCTTTTATCTGCATCGTTCAGCATGCCTGTAGCATATTGTCTTGCTCCACCATTTTGTATGCGACCAGCCATAACATCAAAAAATAACATAGTGCCCGAAGCGGCCAGATCTGAAACATTCTTGCTAAAACCAGTGTATGTCAACCCTTCTTTAGTTGAAGCTCCTATGACTGGTATTGCTAATGTCCTGAAGAATCCTAATCCACCAGACATGGCATTAGCAACGATATTACTGCCTAATGCGTCTATCTTCTCATCCATTTCTGTTTTTGGTTCAAAAGCACCTGCTGTCAAATCTTTAATAGTATTTCGAACATCCGTAGAAGTTGGCAAGTGTTGAGTTGTGTGATCTTTTAAACCTGGTATGAAACCTATCATCCATTTTCCAACAGCTTCAGCATTTCCTGGAAGTCCAATCAGACTTTCTAAAGCTCTAACCTGTACTCTTTTCTGTGAAGAATCCCATATATCAGGTTTAGGAGTTCCTTTACTTTTCTCTTCCTTAGCCAAAGGTTTTTCCGTATTAGTCTCTTTAGCTTGCTCTGCTTCTTTAGCTAACCTGCGTTGTGGTGCTTCATTTATCTCAGAAACAAATTGCTCTTTGCGGGCATTGAATTCTTTTTTTGTAGCAGACAAAGCATTCGCAACATTTGGATATTTTTCCTTAATTACTCGTTTGACATCTTCCCATGGTGAACCAAAACCTTTAGTTTCTCCAACCTCTTTAGCTTTTTTATTTATAAAATCAAGTAAAGGCGCAGGGAGCGATTTTCCTTCCTCAGTCAATGGTTCAGTCGTATCAGATGCGATGTCCTGTCCTTGTGCCTCTAATGCGGTTTCTTGAGGCATTCCAATAGGTTGTGTTTGTGCAGGTTGTTGCATTTGAGATTGAGGCTCTTGAGGCACTTGGCCCATAGGGGAAGCTTGCTGTGCTGGTTGAGCTTCAACTTGTGCTTGAGGCATAGCCGCTTCTTCCCCTTCAGGCACTTCATATCCAAGATTCTTTGCCATCTGACGTGCAACTTCTGGATCTTTAGTGATAGATTCAAGATAGGCTAATCTTGCTGGAGTTAGGGGAGTGCCGGGCTCGGCTTTATCCAAAGATTGGATCTTAGAAGGATCATCATTCTCCATGTATGTTTGAATCTTAAGCTTGCTTTCTTTAAGCCTTCCCTTTTGATATATATCATTCAAAGCCCTAGCTCTTTCAGCCACGTCACGTTTGACATATCCGGACTTACCAGGCATTGAAGTTTCTTTGATATCTTGTGCCGATAAATTGCGCACATTATCCCAATAGTTTTTAGCTACATCGACACCATATCTTTTAGCCTCTATGACTACTTTATTTGCCCATTCTCTTTTATCAATGGAAGGTAAGCTATTGAAGATCTGTTTATCAATCCAGACGTTAGGTCTGCTGCCCAAACTTTTAATATCTTCCACGGTAAAGTTCTTAACAGCTGATTGGAATTGAGCATCAGCAGGTGATGTACCCAAAGGTAAACCAGTCTTTGCGGATAACCAACCAGTAAATGACAGATCTTTAGCTGTAGATTCCATTTGGTCTAGGTTATTTACCTTTTCATCGTAAGATGCGTCAAAATCTCTCATTTGCTCTAAAATTTTGTCAGAGACTTTAGTGCTGTAGTCTCTTTCTGATTCAAAGTTAGATCGTAAGATCTTGTCATCTTCACGCTTATTTTCAAGTTCCGTTGCCCTAGTTTCTGCCATCTGAGTTGCTAAAGTACGACTTCCTTTATTGTCTAAAACAGATTCAAAAACCTGCTCTGGAGTCATATTTTTATAATCTGGATGTGATTTAACTTTATCTCTTGCTATTACCATATCAGGTGTCAAAGCTTGTTCAGCAGCAGGGATCTTTGGCCCAGTAGCCGACTTTTGTTGCTGTTTCATCTGAGCAACAACTTGATTTCCAAGGATCTGTTTTTGTTGAAGGTCAATAGGAGCGGACTGAATACCTTGGAGCATCTTGTTTAAATCGCCACCGCTTTGCTCATAAAGAGCACCTAGCAACTTCGAGTTTTGTTGTTGTTTTTGTTGCTCTTTCTTCTCTTGACGTTCTTCTTCCGCATAGTGCTGTTTAAGCTTTGCTTCTTGCAGTTGCTTAGCTAAACTAAGCTCACGTTCTTGCCCTTTCTGCTGTTGATACTCAGCCAGACCAGCGTTAAGACCGCCGGCAAATCCCTGGCCTATACCTTGGCCTATTAACCCACCAGTATTATATTTCTCTGGAAGTACTTGAATCTGTGGCATAGCCTATTTCCCCCAAGGATTGTTTGATTGGAATGAACTTCCTTGCGAATTTGATTGGAATGAACTTCCTTGCGAATCAGCCCAAGGATTATTACTCTGGAATGAAGCACCTTGAGGAGCTGAACCACCTTTATTAAACATACCGCCAAACATGCTCATTAGAGGACCGGCAGCGGCAAGGCCAACCCCTCCTGTCATAGCTCCAAGTATCGCAGGTAAAGCTGTCTGAAGAAGTCCTTGTGATCCTGGCTGCATTGCCTGAGTGTTCACGTTCATTCCATTCAGCATGTTTGTATATGGTTGCTGTGCATATTGCAATCCCATTTGAGCGCCTTGTTGCTGCAAACCACCTTTAATAGCACCTAATTGAGACATTAGATTAGTCCCGGCAGTTCCCAAGGAGTTGTTTAAAGCGCTTGATCCGGCAGCACCTGCACCCGTGCCCATTCCGGCGAAGCGTTCGGCTATACCCGGAATAACCTGTTGATTGAATTGATTCATCAGAGGTTGTTCAAACTGTGAAGTATCTCCAGAAAGAAGCTTCATTAAGTAGTCATTTCCTTGCTGATAAAGAGGATTACTTTGAATACCTTGCGTATATTGGTCCTGCATCTTTTGTTGATTTTTATCTAGTGTACTGATCATTTTAGACTTTGAGCCTAATATAAAATCCCAGAATGCCATATTTAAGCCTTTATATATTCAAGCACGACATAGCATGTGACGTATGCAGTCCAATCGCTTGCAGTTGTTATATTAACGTTAGTTGTATCTACGAATAATTCTATATTATCATTAGCGTTATTGCTTGCATAGGGAATTGGAATGAAAGAAGTTCCTGGTTGCGTAGCTGTTGCATAGATCCTAGTGAAGATTGTTCCGTTAGTAATATTTATTCCATGTGCAACAGCTTTATTCATGGCATTTGGCAACGCGCCGAAATTGACTACTGTGCGGTAAGTATACCTATTCTTCTTGGGAGAGAAGTTAATCGCGAAGTATTGCTGACCTGATAATATTTCATTGTTTTCGTAATTTCCATTTTCCTTGATATTGACAATATCAGCCGTAAGTCTTTCTCTTTTGCATATAAAATCTATGAAGCTACTTTCATCTTTAGGTAAAGCAAATTCGACAGGAAGAAAAGAAGATTGAGAATTGATAGGTGCATAACTCATCTTTTGATCCTTCCTTCGTTTCTTGTATGGAAGATAACTCCTTGAAGTTCAAAATCTGAAGATCCTACCAATGGATCAGCTAACTGCGCAGCGCTAAGAGTAATAGTTATTTGATGCTGTCTAGCTATCATCCCCAAGAAAACGCGCGTATATTTCGAATTGTCGGTTGCGCTAGATAAGTTAACGACTCTTTGCAACCAAGGAGCTGAAGAATTATCATCTATATAATTTTGCAATGTAACTTGGCAATTGTCTGTTCCTGTCGTATATAAATCATAATACTGAAGTCTACAGCGCATTGCCTTGTTGAAGTATGGATTTATCAAATTTGTGGTTAAAACAAAGTTGTAATTAATTCCATTATCAGTTGAAACGTCAGGAGCCATTATTTGCCAGACACGTGAACTTACATCACCGGCAACAATGATTATTGTGTTTTGCTGATCGAGGGGAGTTTCCCAAGTTGAAGTATCTCCAGCCCAAATTGTTGTCCAAGTGCTCCAAATGCTATCTACTGTTTGCTTATATTGACCTAGAGTAGTAAAACTTTGCTGGAATTGTGCCCATGTTGAATCCTGGTAATTATAGCAAAGAACATTGTTTGGAGTTTGCGCATTGGTGCCAGTATCTCCATATAACCAATAAACCAAGCGCTTTTGATAATCACGAATGCCTTGAATACGATCAATCCCTTCAACGGTTCCACCATCTTCGAAACTATCTACAAAGTCGGGAACTTCAAGATCAATGCGGTCTACATCATTGAAAGTGGATCTGATAATTCCTCGGCGACTTATACCTAAAAGTCCTTCATCAAATTCGACGGTAGTGAAAGTGCCTTCGATTCCAAATTGCGTGTTAATACGTTCCCAGACGAAGGGTAAAATCTCATTTCCTGTGTAGCGAAGCCTCCACATACTGAATTGAAATCCCACGATAAGGGTATCTTGGACAATTCCACATGCAACGATTTGTTCACTGGTATCTGCATCTATATATCCTCCTTTTCCAGGCACATTATCTAGCCAAGCCGTGGCGTCGTTTGAGAATCCAGCAGGAGCGTTTGCCACGAAAGGAGTACCTAATTGACTCCAACGAGCACGACTATAAAAGTTTTTGTTTCCTATTTGTGGAGTGGCATTACTTCCTTCTGTCGTATTAAGTGCAACCAAGCGGCCTTTATAAGGAAGAATCATTAGCGCGGAATTTAAGTATATTGAATTAACCATGGGTTGAAAATCGGCCCATCCGTTTGTTGTGCTTCCATTAAAAAAACGAATCCCAACAGGTTGAGCAACCGTATTGAAAATATTGTTTGTAGACCACATTACTGTAGCAAAATTGGAAGTGTAGAAAAAATTATCCTTAGTTCCCGACCATGTAATTGGCGCACCTGTGGTGTTAAAACTAATGTCAATGAAGCTATTAGACGTTGTATTGTAAAGCCAAGCTTCTTTGGGATTAAAAACAACAAGTTGCTCGTTTCCTGTTGATGTCAGGAGGAATGTTCTTGTACCGACTATTGGCAAATAAATGTCAGCCGAAGCGCCTTGCCCAGAAGCCACAACGTTTTGAGATCCAGGGGGAAGCGCATTCAAAACTTGAAGAGAAAATGTATTTGCATTTATCACCGTGATATAAAAGGCCTGTTTCTCAAGACCGCCAAGTTCTACTGTTCCTCCAGAAGAATAAGATAATCCGTTTGTTGAAACAGACAAAACGATAGTTGAACCTGAAATGGAGATTATGGGGAATGTTCCTTGATTAAGGATAGTTCCTATAGAACCAACGATTCCAGTGAGATAAACCGTATTTCCAACAGATATATTTAGAGGTCCAGTTGTAGTTATGCTAGTCGTAATTCCTGGGGTTATTAAGGTGATTGTTCCATTCGTTGCCACGACGTTTTCTAGATAAACCATGTCCCCGGTTAATAATCCATGTGCTGCAAGAGTGACGACTGGAGGTGTAGCGTTAGTGATAGCAGTGGCAGAACCCCAAAGAGGGATACGACCAAGCACAACACTTCCTTCACGCTTTTTTACGCTTCCTCTCCAGGTGTAGCAATTCAGCATTTTGACAAAAGCATCCTTTCCAATAATGAAAGGCTTGTAATACTGGCTAAGCCCGCTTTTGTATGGAGCTACTAAGTTAGGTTCATATCCCATTAAAATATACCATATACTATAACATTAAGTGTTCCGGCATAAGGATTTTCATTATTAAAAGAATTTACTCTTATTACAAAACCAACATTTGATCTAGCTATAATGCTAACGAAATATATGTCAGTATTTACTAGGAAAGGACTATCTAGATTTACAGAAACCCCATATAAATAACTCGAAAGAGGTTGTGTGAAAACAATTGTCCAGCTTCTTTGTGATCCTGATGTAACGGGTGTGATAGGGAAATTTATATTAAAAGCATTTCCATTAACGGTTCCTGTTGAATTAAAACAAGCAAAAGCTTGAATGCAGGAGATTGGGTAATCAATATACTTCGTTGCGTCTGTTGGATCTGTTCCAATAACATATTTCAATATTGCATGAGGTTCACCTTCCGTTCCTCCGGTATCTGTCGTGGTGTAAAGGATACCTGCCGCTATTTCTCCATTAACTGCGTTTGTTTGAGACGATGGCGTTGATCGGCTAGGCATACTGACTTGATTATGAAAACCATCTGTGGGAGTCGTAACGTCGTTCCCTGACATTTGGTGATCAACAGCTAGTGTTCCAGCTGGGGTTATACCTGTGTCGCCTGTCAGATCAAGAAGGTATAAACTATTATTAAGCAGATCAAGCTGTGAGGCATTTCTTTGATCTCCAGAAAGGGGTTTGTTTTGATACTGAACCATGAAACCTCAATATATAGGGAATATAGGCCAGCCAGCTTGTCCGTTTTGGGCATTTTCTGCATATTTTGTCGGTATGCGCTGATTGGCGAGTTGTTTAAGACATTTTCTTTGAGCTAATCGTTTGTTTTCTTCGAATGGGCCTTTTAATCTTTCGGCTTCGTCGTAGTCACCTTCTTCAATCAGAATCTTAATGGCAGCGCCATACGCTAGGACTTGCCACCATTCTTGAAAGAGAGGTTGTTGAGTGTCCAATGACTGAGTAAGAGGGGTGAATTGTGAATAAACCCCAGGTGGGGGATTAACTGGATTTGTGCCTGCATTTGTTAGATTTGAAATGGCGACGCTAGGTTGGACATAAGCAAGTAGTTTTATTCTGTAGGTATCATTAGGTATTGGACGTAAAAAGAGTTGCTGTTGAAAAAACATCATATCTCTAGGACGCGAGGGCACATAAGGATGATAGTGACAGCTACTTTTTGTTCCCAATGGAGGGGGAGTTATATAATTCAGGTTGACAACGCCAGTTAAATAATCAATAGTTCCCGAGCTTCCAAGATTTCCCTTGAGGATTCCTGGATTTACAAATTGCTCTTCTAATGGCTGATCTAGTAAACAAGGGGTATCTTGATCAGTAAAAGTTTCCAATTTAGGACTATTTGGAGATCCATCAATGTTTGGCTTTAAACCAATCGAGACTGTTCCTTGTTGAATTGGAGTTTGTGTAAGATTGAAAACAAAAGGATCGGCAGAAGTGCCGCTACTTCCATCTGGAGTAAATAAATTGCGATCAATGAAGTTAAACTCTGGCCAAATGCGGTAAAAGCTTTCAGGATATTGATGCCAGGAACACTGATAGCCATCGACATAAACAGGATCATAAATTTGATAGATATTATTAGGTACGTTGTATGTCCCGACATTTGGCAAAGCTGTGAATTCGAAGAAATCTCTAAGCTTAAGGGTGCGTAAATGCTCTGGAAAATCCAAAAGGTAAAAGTCATTGATGTAATCAATAATGCCTGATGGATTAGAAACACTCACATTTCTGTCATCGCCAGCTTGATCAGGCATTTGGTCAAGATCAAATCTTCCAGCCAGCTTTCTTACAGTGTAGATTAGCCTAGAGAGATTCCAAACAGTCATCAGAATTCCGCCATGAATTTATATCTGCATTTTATCTTAGAACCTTTGAGTGGTCTTCCTTCTTCATCTATAAGATGGCTATGGATTTCATATCCAATGCGCTCATTTATCATACGGGCTACACTTAAAGGAATAGTCGCGCGCTCGCCATCTTCAAAGGTTCTGCAAAAGTAGGGCATTCCCTTGTAAAGCCGAGCACAAACTTTAGCTGTCTGACCTGGATATTCTACGTTTACGAAAACGCCAGTGACTTTCTTGTCTGTCTCGGGTGTAAGAGATTCAATGGATTCTTTGTTAACCGCTGTATGACTAATCATTGCATGGATTAGGGGAATCCGCAGGTTTTGAGAACTAATATCTGATGGTTTTTGTACTTTCATGTTTTCCTTAAAAAGGTATTTCTACGGTTGAATTGTTATAAACTTGGTCATCTAGTAAATATTCGCATTCGTTATTTAGTGTTTGCCTAACGGTTCCAAAAACTGGCGTGGGTCCAGCCCCAACGGCAACGATTTGCGGCGTATTCTTCTGCGCTGCATTTACGTAGGTATCAAAAAAAGTGCTGTCAACATTCACTGCCACTGGAACTTGCGTATATTGCAAGCTGACACTGGTAGAACTAAGCACTGAAACACTGTAAATTTGGTTATTCATTTGCTGCATTCCATACAAATAAGGAATCCTCATCCTTGCCACCATCCCAGTCTGAAAATTATGGTCAGTGGTCGTCGTCACCACGGCGGGATTGGCATTCGTTATGTTTGATACGTAGTAAAATGAGGGAACAAATGTCATAAAATCCGGTGTAAAGCTGTTTTACATTTGGGGGGACTTTCACCCCCACTGTGAACTTTTTTAAGGTTCTATACGTCGGCGCGCCAAGCGGTCCAGGCAATAACATCGCCAGGATTTACACCTATGATGCCGTTGGTCGTCTGCGCTAGCAAACCTGTTCCCACTGTGAAACCTTGGAATTGGACGTTTGTGGTCGCATCCAATAAAGTGTCATAGTTATAGATAGGAGGTGTGAGCGTAGGAGTAGGACCAGAACCTATAGGAACAACCTGTGCAGGCGTAAATGGCAGAGAAGCCACTGTTGGCCAAGCAAAGGCAGTAAATGCTGTAGAATCAATCCCTGGATTGTTAGAAAGAGGAACAATCCCAAAGGTCATGGTTGTTGCCGTAACAGCCGTAATCAGACCTTGTAGGTTATTTGCTTGAACCATGCCCAAAGCAGCAGGAACTCGCAAACGAACTACTTGACCAACCGTCAAACCATGGGCAGTGGCGGTCGTAACCACCATTGGGTTAGCCTGGGTAATTCCAGTGATAACCGTACTTTGTGGGTAATACAAAGGACCAACGATTATTCTACGCCATGAAGTGACGGTCGTAGCGGTAAACATTGCGCCAGTTGTATCAATTGGGATAGTCACAGTATCAACACCAGTCACCGTAACAGTGAAAGGAATACCAGCAAGCTGGCTCATGGCAGTGGTAGCCGTTAGGGGCTCCATGATCATGATCTGATCACCGGTTTGCAGGCCGTGAGCTACGGATGTCAATTGAGCTGGATTTGCTTTAGATAATACGCCACCTGTTACAAGAGGGCCGTACTTAACGCTCTTTGTCCCATCATACAGGGTAATACCTGGAGGAGGGGGTAGAGTTGATGGAACGGCATTGATCTGGAATGGAAGCAGTGATGTTCCAGCAGCATTTAGCCTGTACCCATTGGTATTTGTTGGGCTTGTGAAATCCCAAAATGCGGATTGCAAGGCAAAGAAACCTGTGCCTAAATTACCAAAAAGAGTTTCATCGATAAGTTGTACTTTCGTGGGTAGAAATCCGCAATTTACGTCTACTCTGGCTGGTAATACAGCTGGAACAATGAATTGTCCTTGAATCATGAAATGTTCTGCGTATGGCATAAATTATCTCCTTATGAGTGCGTTGCGCGCAGGTTGAATATCCAAGCGTCGTTTAGAATCCTAGGCACTTGAGAGAACTTATAGGCACCAAGTTGCAGTCTACGTAATGGGTCAGTTGGCCCACCGGGCGGAGTGTAAATAAAGCTTGCTGTGGCCGAAGTTAATTCGATCATGGCATAAGCTTCCTGAGCGGTTACGAAGCAGTTATAAACTGTATTTCCGTTCAAAGATGCATTCAGAGTTGTAGAACCTTTAGAGCTGTAAAGCCATCTAACGTTCGATACAGAACCCCATTCAGCATTCAATACGTTCATATTGCTAGGATATTGTGCTTGTGAAATAAACCCAGTTACTGCTTCTAAATCGTCTAGAATACCTGTATTCATCATAGCCCAGAAAGCTTCACGAACTGGAGCTGTACCGAACTTCAAAGTACCTTCGATATTATCACTAATCATCATCGCATCATTACCTAACAATGCAAGAATAACAGCATCAATATCAGATCTACTTAATTCAGTTGGATTATCGCCGTTAACTCCACCAACGCAATTAATAACAGAAGCTGTAGATGCAAGCATGTTTCTCAACAGTTCATCTTCGGTTTCTCTCATTGATTGAGCTAATAAGGAAACAGTTTGATTTAATACTGGATCTTGATTCAAAAACATAACCTGATCGGTTATTGTTACGTAAGTTCCATAAAAATCTAGTCTCGCGTCGATGTCGACAGCGGATAAAACTTGCCCTGGGGGTGTCAATCCAGAATCTGGAAGTGGCACTGTAGCGGTCGCAAGGTTTGTATACCTGCGATAACGAGCAATCCGACCTGAGTTAGAAGGAAGCTCTTTTTTCATAGCCATCTGCTTGTGGATCAGCTTAGGCATAGGGCGAGATAACAAAACGTTATCGAACCACTGTTGCACTGGCTGAGGTAAAGCGTTGGTTCCGGTAATAGTCATTTAATTTCTCTTTTAAGCACCTCTAGCATACTTCTGTGACTCTGCCCAAACATCTGCCTTAGACATATTAGAGAACTTATCCGCTTGACCTTTGAGTGAACTAGAAGCAGCATTAGCGCTAAGGGGCCTAGAAGTGTTTTTTAAGATCTTCTCGGCTTTAGGACTTGTTTCTTTCTTCATAATTCCCTCCTCATAGTCATCGGACATTTTTCCTAATCTATAAGCTGTCTCAGCTGGATTCTTTGAGTTCTGTATCTTGTGTGCTAAAGCTGGATCGTTTTTAATAAGAGGCAGTGCGTAGTTTTCTAGAACATAGTCGTAGTCTTCATGCTTCGCCCTCATGCGTGCCTCGTCTGTGGCTACGGCTTGAGTTTGACTGTATTCCTGCATCATTCGCTTAGCCGCTTCCATAGCTTTCTTTTCAGCCATCTTCTCGGCCATTTTGCGCGCTTGGAATACAGTTACTGCATCATTAGGGTCTAGATCGTCGAACTCATCCCTCTCTTCAACTGGGGCTTTAACCTGGTTGTTTTGATGGAGTTGTTCTAGCTCCTGGATACGCTTCTTTTGCATTTCCATGACTTGATTGGCGTAATGCCAATTCTTATCAGCTTCTTTAGGTGCAGCCTCTTTGGGCTGTTCCATAACTTCTTGTTCTAGAACTTCTTCCTGGATCTCTTGTGTTTCTTCTGTCATATACTCCGTTTATAGCCCATAGGTTGGCTTCACCATGTTTATAGTCCGTGTGCCGACTTCGCAAACCAAGTAAAGTATTTACTTGATAGTCAAAGCAAATTTTTTTTATCTGAGAAGGCTATCATAATGATAGGTGATCCCAGATGCCTGAATGGACGCGATAGTTTCCGGAACAGGTTCGTTTGCTCCTCCTACTGCCCAAGTGGGCCAGTCTCCAGGCAAAGCCCATTCCAAAGTCAATTCGCCCTTCTTGTTATCCACGCCAAACAACATGCAAGAAAGTTGCATATGAGGCTTAGTGGGTATTCCCTTGATAATCTTTATCTTTATTCGCCCTGAGTGGTCCGGATAAGGCTTTGCATGCACCAAGATATAATACTTATAATCCAAAGATTTGAGTTCATTTACGATCCCTTCAATATCCTTAGACATGAGTGTCTTAGTTATAGCTTGACGCGTTTCGCCGAGTTCTTGACCACTTGTGGCATAAGGTAAATCTAAAATCATGCTACCTTGCTAAATTTGGATCTGTAGAGCTTCTTAGAATCTTCTTTGACAAACTTATTTTGATTCTCAAAATAACGATTACCACGTTCATGATCATCTGGATATACACCACGAGGAGAAAACTTCTCGTTGTCGGAAATGTATCCTTTATCAAATGTGTGAGCACCCTCGTGCATTTGTGGCCCTTTATCTGGATCACCATGCACACCTTTTGCACCTTTCATATTCCCTCCTGGAATGTTAGTAAATATTTTACTTTACATTATCTGAGTGCGACGAAGTTGTCATTAAAATAATTTCTGTAGTTGTGGGAAATCTTAGGCTTGCTTATCTTTTGATAACTTGACTTTGCATCCTTAGCTCAAAAGTAGAGCGCATCTGGGCCGTTTATTCCAATTTTTGGTTTAGGTGAGGATGATGGTGCAAGTCCATCAGGATGCTTTAGGGGAAGTGAACCAAAACAGCTTTTGCAAGTAGTTACTTGCCCCCTTGTTCTATTCCCTTGAAGGAATCTTATGATTGTTGACTGTATATCTGACTTACACGGCTACTATCCAAAACTTGAAGGTGGGGATCTTCTGATTGTGGCAGGGGATTTGACGGCTAGAGATCATGAATATGAATACAGAGAAGTTTACGAGTGGTTTTGGATGCAAAATTATGCAGGAATAGTCTTCATTGGTGGAAATCACGATAATAATATCGGGACAATAACTAAACAAGGACCTCAAAGCATTCAATATTTATGCGATTCAGGTACAGAATTCCTAGGACTGAAGATCTGGGGATCACCTTGGACTAAGACATTCAAAGGCATGAATCCGCATTGTAAAGCCTTCACTATGGAAGATGATTGCCAGATAGGAGAGAAATTCAAACTCATTCCAGACGATACAGATATATTGATTACACACTCTCCCCCTTTGGGCATATTAGATGTTGTACAACGTTGGCCAGACATGAAAATGGAAAACTGCGGAAGTGGACATTTGCGTACTCATGTAGAAAGAATAAAACCTAAATTGCACGTATTTGGTCATATTCATGAAGGTTATGGCAAACTTCTCCTTAAACACCAAGGTCCCAATACATGGTGTGTGAATGCTAGCCATGTCAATGAGGTTTACGATCCCATAAATAAGCCTATAAGGATAATCTTATGAATGAAGGTCTAGCTTACATAGGAAAAATCATATCTCTTGAAGATGTTCCAGATTCTGATTTTATCTCATGCGCTACGGTGGTTTGTGGAAAAGGTGGTAAGTGGAGGGGAGTAGTTAAACGCGGAACTCTTTATGTTGGTGGTCGATGTAGGATTTATCTTCCAGACAGTCTTTTAGTTCCTTCTGAAGAATTTCTGTTCATGGATAAGCATAGGTATCGCGTGCGCATGTGTAAGTTTCGTGATTGCCCTTCCGAAGTACTCATAATGCCCATGAAGATAGAATACATTTCTTGCCCTGTAGGGGAAGATATTACTTCGTTAGAGGGTGTAAAAAAGTACTTCAAACAAATACCTTTAGATATGCAAGGTGAGATTTATGGAGAATTTCCTCAATTCATACCTAAAACGGATGAACCGAATTATCAGACTGTGCCTGATGTTGTTGAAAGTCTGGTTGGCAAGCCTTATTACATCAGTCAGAAGATGGATGGCACGTCATCTACAGCATATAGATACAAGGGTCATTTTGGGGTGTGTTCGCGCAATTGGGAACTGAAACGTGATGAAAATAATGCATTATGGAAGATAGCTATAGATCATGATTTAGAGAATAAATTGCCCGAAGGTTATGCTATCCAATGGGAAACCTGTGGTCCTAAAATTCAAAGTAACATGGCTGGATTGAAGGAAATTGAAGGATTTGCGTTCAATATTTATGATATAGAGAAACAAGAAAGGCTGTATTTTAGTGATTTTAACGATTTCACAGATAAACTTATGTTTCCTATATGTAGGATTTCAGGCATGGGAGAGGCGTTTAATGAAGAAATGATGCATATGCATGCCGAGAGACTTACATATGATAATGGACAACCTCATGAGGGTGTAGTTGTGCGCAGTCAAGATCTTATCAATGGACAACACATAAGTTTCAAGTGCATAAACCTTAACTACGAGAATTGATATGCCATGTAGATGTTGTGGAGCAGAAGGGCCAGCAAAGGGATTTAAAACAAATGAATCACAAGATCCTGCGGATGTGCTAATAAATCATCATTTGGCTTTATCTGCGTATCTTGTAAAAAAACAATATCAAGAACCTCTATACGATCAAGAAGCATGGTTTAAAGAATGGGAAAAAGCATTTTCACATCATTTGAGAGGTTGCGATGAGAGGTCTTGAATGGTTCAAAACATCAGATAAACTTCCACCGTATGATCTTAAAGTACTTGGATGGATTGCCTGTGAAGCATGCCGTAAGAAAGAAAACCATGCTCATCCAGCGGTTTGGCATGAATGGTCGCAATGTGATTTTTATCCTGTCACCCTTAAAGAATTTAGTTGGGAAAACATGAGTTGGGAAAAATCCGAAACAGGGATATGTTTCAAGCCAAAAGAACCTATAGAGGTTAAGAAAGACAATTGGCGACCTTATCCAAGTCCATCCTATTGGGCGTATATTAATCCACCTAATTTTGAGCAAGATGATGAATGAAAATACGGTAAATAACCCCTCACACTATCAAGGAAAGTCCCTTGAGGTTATAGACGTTATATCAGATTTTAATTTGAATTTCTGTCTAGGCAATGCAGTAAAATATATTCTTCGTGCTGGAAAGAAACAAAACCGTGATGAAGATCTCAAGAAAGCTTTGTGGTATATTCAAAGGGAGATAGAAAATGGATTTTAATTTTAGACCTCCAAGTTGTCTTGCTAGAGCACAATGGGCACGTAATGAAGAATGTAAGATGCGATCAAAGCATTTAGAAAGGCTTGAAAACAAGGAATATGTTGAGAAAATACTAAAAGATGTTAAGGAAAGTCCCTTAAGGGAGATAGAAAATGGAATGTAATTTTTGTGTCGTTCCTGGGTGCTCTGGAGTAGATTGTGAATTAAAAAAAGAGCAAAATGATATTTCAGATGCATTCAATAAATATCTTCAGAATCTCCTAAAAGAAATACTTGATGAGTCTCCGATACGTTTGAGACAGACAAGAAATTTTTGAATGATACATAACAGCTATTATCAGACGTAGTAAATCAAGGACATCATGATCATTTTTGACTTAGATGGAACTTTAGCTAATTGTGATCATCGCAGACATTTTGTCGATGCATCTTATAGAACTGATTGCTATTACCATTTTCCTGCTACTCTCTCTCAAAGCGAGGGATGGTTTTACAAGGATCGTATTTTAATGTGCGAACCACCAAAAGCAATAAAATTTATCCCTGACTGGAAAGCATTCAACGAGGCGTGCGATAAAGATGAGCCCATCCAACCCGTAATGGATATGTTTTGTCGATTGCTGGCGGAACAGCAACAGGATATAGAGGTGTGGTCTGGAAGGTGCCAATCTGTAGAAGATAAGACAGTAAATTGGTTGAGATATCATTTAGATGATTATTTTGGTAGAGATGCTTATATTAAATGGAAATACAATATAAAGATGCGTCCCATAGGCGATTCAACTCCAGACGATCAACTTAAAGAGCGTTGGTTAAACGAACGATGTTCAGATCTTATTGAAGCTATAATAAATGATCTTCCTCATGCAGTGAAACATGATGTCGAATTTGTATTTGATGATCGCCCGAAAGTGATCCGCATGTGGAGACGTAGAGGTATATTTGTGTTCAACTGTTGTAAGCATGATAGAGAGTTTTAACATGAAATCGGAAGAAAAATGTGTTTTAGTTCTAGAAGAAATTATAAAATTACTAGAAAAGCTTTCACCCCAAGAAAGACTGTGGATATTAGAGATTCATGTTCCGCAATATATTTGTTTAACTTGCGGAGATAATATTACTGATTGCCAGCATGATGAGGAATTTTAATTATGGATTGCCCAGATTGCGGATATGGTCTTTATTGCAGTGACTGCTGGAATGCAATGCAAGTATGTTTTCCCTCAAAAAATGAAATTTACACCGGACTAGGCATAACCATAACTGAAAATGAGTGTGAGTTAAGTGTGGATAAGGAATGGATCAAGAGTTTGCTTATGGAATTTAATTCACATCAATTTCCTATAACGATTGGAATGGGTAAAATTGATAATTTTCTTGAAAAATCAAAAATATGGAATGAAAAATGAAAACTTTAGACGAGTGCGCAAAATTTTCGCATATTTTAACGATAGAAATATCAAAAATCATAGAAAAAATGACAAAGGAAAGTTTTGAAAGTAAAGAAATTTCAAAACTTGAGTTGTCAGCCCTAATGTATGGTGTTTTCTATCCAGTTATAGCATGTGCAGTCGCAGGTGGAATAGGAAAAAAGGAGTTGGGTATGATATGTGAACAAATAATTAAGACATCTTATCCTAAAGATAGCCAGGAATAAACCCTGGCTTTGCGCTAAGGGCTAAAACATGTTAAAACTACGGCAGCACAACATAGCTATCATCAGTCGGCATATTCAAAAATCCAAGGCCAACACCAAGAACCACGGAAGTAAATTTAACTACTCCCATTGTTCTTTCGATAATCCCATCATTCTTTTCTATTTTTTCTTTAACTTCCCTGACGAATTCCAAGTTATACGTCAAGGTATTTTCTAACTACCCCCTACGCGCTTGGCAGCAGATTCCGATTTAACTTCATCTTCTTGCATTAACTCTTTCTGCTTCAATTGCATATCCAATACGCTATGTATAAGGCCATGAAGGTGATTAGTCTGCATAGATTCGACCTCCTTGAGGGCACGAGCGTTATCCAAAGCACCAGATGCCATATCATGTATAGCCTTGCCTTCATGCCATTTTGCAAGAGACATATCTGCAACTGCTCGAGTTTTCTTCTCATAAGCTGACGCCATCTCATTTTCTGCTCTAGCGGTTTGCATTTGAGCTTCCGCCTGCATTTTCTGCATCTCAGATTGCATTTGCATTTGCTGCATTTGACCTTGTTGTTGCTGCATCTTATCCATTTCTTCGATAATGGTTTTCTTATCTTGTAAGTTAGATCTTTCCACGATGTAACGATTGGAAATGGGAACACCCATCTGTTTGATTTGTAGGGCTTGTAAGAATTGGAATTGACGCTGTGTAGAAGTAAGCTCACCTTCGTCTACAACACAGTTAAATTTACTAAATAATGTATCAAAGAAACGATCAGTAGGCTTTTTGCCAATGATACGAGCAACATGACCTTCACTCCAGTTGTTGACTATTAGATCATCCATTATAGTCGAAACAGCCATTTGAGACACGTTTAACTTGTCAAAGACACCACGAAGTCCTGTTAGGCCTTGTCCCATTTTGATTTTCATCAAGATGGAAGTCATTTCTTTAGATTTTATGTCATTTCCGAATAGTTCTTCAGGACCGACAATGTCCATGATCTCTTTTTCGATATTGGCAATCAATTCTTCCCAACCAGGAGCAACCATAGGAGGATTAATAGGCACTACATCAGTCGCTAGATTGGCGTTCTGCTTGAAGTATAGGATTTTACCAGGGCCTTGAAAGAAAGCGTCTTCTGGGTTAACTAATGCATCTTCCTTGACCATTAGCCCGCTCTGGATCTGAGCATCTAGGATGTCTAGTTGCCTATTACGTCTTCTATTAAGTTCTATTTGAGACGATCTGATATTTCTGGGGATACCCATATAGCGGTACGCGTAGTTTTGAACCTCTGGAAAATGGTAACACATGAATGGGACAAAAGGAAATTTGTCTAGCCCGTAGGGGCGTTTTTCTTCATACATGTGATTGTTATTTACGAGAACATGGAGTTTGACTGAAGGCTTTTGAGCGGTAATAAGTTCAAGATTTGGATTATATCTAGCTAACATCTTGAATTGTTCAGCATTGCCTTTCCACTCAACAACTTCGCCTGTGAATTTATCTAGAATCTTTCGGACTTTACGCCAATCGCGCACCCAATATTCATCATAGGCATACATTTCTATATTATATTGCGTCCAGTTTTCGGGCATAAACTGGAATTTACCATCCTTGGAGACATATCCCTTGCCTAAATAGGGAAGATCTTTCTTTAGATCAGGGAATAGGGCTAGAAGTTGTCGTCTATTGACATACTTGCGAGTCCATATACGGGTGCAATCGGATAAGTCCTGTTGGGTCCAATAATTGTCCATAACGAACGACGAATACGGAAGGCGTGTTGTGCGTATGGCAGGATTTTCGGGATCTTCACGCGGATCAAGCCAAATAGACATAAGCTCCAGACCAGAAGTGATACCACCTTCAAAGCAATCTGAGATCTTTTCATAAGTTCCATCTTGTCTTTTTGCCCAACTAAGAGCAGTTGTGCGTTGTTGCGCTGTTTCTCCCATATCAGGATCATTATCAGCTGCTTCCAAGGTTGAAGCAAGTCGATGATCCCTTTGGAAACCGGAGATCATATTACGCACACGAAGGATTTTATTGAACTGAAGTTGCTGTTGCTGCCTGTAGAAGTTGTTAGACCACATGTAGTTAGCTGCTTGCTGATCACCTGCGGTCATGCGTGTGTCAATATCAGCTTCTACCCAAAACTGTTGAACCAGAGACTGGGTTTCTCTCCAAAAATCATCAAGTTCCTGTGCAATAGGATTAGCTGCTGGCCATGTAGACGTCATGTGTTGCCTCATTAAAATATTTATTTACACTGTAAACATTATTTTAATTGAGTGCAATGAGGGAACCATCAATTACTTTTTTGCTGCCTTACGCTTTGCGTTTTCTGCAATCTTCGCCCTTTTTTTAGAAAATGCTTCATCAAGCCTAGCTTCCATCTGATTATCTTTACGATTCGCTCCCTTCGTGTCTTTCGCACGAGCTTTAGCACCAAGTCCTTCGTTATGTGCAAGCGTACTGAATGTTTCCTCACGTTTAGCTACCTTTAGTAAGTTTTTCTTGTCTCTCATTTTTTAACCTTATTCATTTGATTTCCACAGTCAAGACAAATTCTTGTTTCATAATCTTGCCAACAAGCGATGCGTCTATCACAGATTTCGCATTCGAAAAGAACTTTTTGTGATCGATCGCCCGAAATACTTACGTCTAGGAATGTCTTAGCTGTTTGACCTACACAAAAGTCATTATGTCTGCTGCCGTAAGTCTCTAATCTCATCTTGCTCATTGACACCTTCACTTTGTTCAGATACACTCAGATTGTCTAAAGTTTTCATAACTCTGCCTTCCCCTCTTTGCTCGCGTTAGGAGGGGTTTTTTAACATCCCTTCTTCTTCATCTTCTTATATTCTTTAATCTCTGGATCACGCACTTCGCGGTCTATCTTTACAAGTTTTTCATTAGCTTTCTCAGCACCTTTGAGTTCACGTACAGCTAAACCTTTCTTTCCTTTCTGGATAGCGCCCTGTGCGGTCTGCATGCGTTTAGTCACTTTGTGCATCTTTTTATCCACCGGATTCACCTATATTGTAATTATCATAAAAATGAATATTAGCATTTATCGTTTTTATCATGCCATGCTCATTGGGATCATGCCCAGATTCCATGAAAGGATATTGCCAGACATGGATAAAGTTAGGAAGAGCATAGATGTCTTCTCTATCCTCAAGATTAAAACGAACGATAACTCTTTTTTTCATTACTTTAATCCTTGTAAATTTAGGTTTACGTCTAAAAATACCAATTCTTGTCTAAGTCCGGCCTGCTCCAAAAAATTACAGAAGTCTTCATCCATATCTCTTCCTATTTTTTGACTATATGAGACTCTTTGACACAGTTTTTTCAATGAATCATACTCGATCATTATCATTTTAGCTTTAACTTCCATGACACTCCTTCAATAAAAAAGCCTCAAAGTTTTACCCTTGAGGCTCAATAGAAATTTTACAAAAACTAGGAAAATCAAATAGCGAAAGCCAACTCGGAGGAAGGCGATGATCCGTTAAGGAGATCGTTAGTAACCATACACAAGATTGCTCATCTCGTCAAGATAACCATAAAGTTTTTTACCAAGCCATTTGCGGTAGTTCCTAATACGACAATCACAAAAGTATTTCCCTTCGTAATGGGCTTCTTCCCCACTTCGTTTCTTCTGTCTCAACTTCTTCTTGGAGATCTGCTTCATTATAGTATCCATCATTCTCCATGCACCACCTACATATGTCAATGCAAGTATGTTCAGATTCCTTAAATTTCTTATCACACATGTAGCATATTCTAATATCCATAAGCTTTACGTCTCATTTCGTCAATCTTATCTTTAGTCAAAGAACCAACTCCTTTACCATAAAGTTTCAATGCCATAGCTAGATATCTAGTCGCATCTGCCGCATGGGATGACCAGTCATGCTGGGGAGTATCGCTATATATCTGCATCTTGTCATTGAATTTCTTGTGATAACTCTGGAGACATTGAATCAGAACTTTGCATTTGTCTTTATCTATATAGCAATGTGACAGCATCGAGCGTGTCTCTTCAATACCTACATCAAAGTCCTCTCTAGGAAGAGCAATGCCCTTCAGGCCAAGTTCCCATAGTTTATTGATCCCAGTCATTCCAGTCTGGAAGTGACCAGCGGCAGCGTCATGTGGCAAGAAATGCTGCCCATAGGCAAAGCCCTTGCTTTGGATCACGCGAACATAGTGGGCCAAGCCTTCACCTTGAGACTCATAGTAGTCGATTATCCTGACTTCAGTTCCAATGACCTGATACCAGATGATTGAAGTACTGTCTCCGAATCCACAGTCCCATGCCGTATTAACCAAAGCACATGGATCGTAGCCCACTCGGCATATCCTACCTTCATCATCCATTTTACCCATAATACGCGCATAGTAGGCACCTTCTGTACCACGAGCAAATGAACAGTAATATTCTTGCTGGATGATCTCTTCCGATCTTCCTTCAGCTCTTTCTTGATCTATCTGTTCTTGTGTTATTAAACCAGTATCCTCGATAGTCAATTTCTGTCTGAACCAAGTCTTAGAGTCTCGCATATCATCCCAAAGTTTCCATGCATGATTCTTGCCCATAGGGGTAGTATTGAACACTGCCCAGCCACCATTCTTCAACAGAATAGGAGATAAGATCTCAGACCAGATACGTGGATCTTGCATAGCGTATTCAGATAGAACGACTCCCTTGGGGTTAGTGCCTCGTATCGCATCGGGATTGTCAGAACCTACAATCTGGATGAGCGATCCATTTTTCAATCTAATCTTCATCTCAGAGCTGTTAGGTTGACCTTCAATGAATTGCTTAGGAACATAGTCCAAGAAACGCTTACCACTTTCATCCATACCGTCCCAGATAACCTTTCTACCTTGATTGTATGTAGGTAGAATATAGTAATAAATTCCTGGAACATCCCTACAGGCTGCATAAATGGTCAGCATCCAACAGCTATAGTCTTTCCCTGCTCGACGATGGTAAAGAAGGAATGCTCGCCTATATCCAGAAAACATGGCTTTCTCAAACTCAATCTGATACCAACGTGGCTTGTAGTCATCTAGGATTTCTATTTCATTGAGCATATCTTCCTCCACTTTGTTACTCCTATCACATGCCCTTGATGCCCACCAAGATCCCATACCTCAAGTGTTGATATTTTATCTAAAACGCTTTCCTCTATATCTTCAGGAAATTCCTTCTTCAATCTATATGAAGATATCTCGAATTTGAAGGTGACTTCATGCCATTCTGCAATTTCATCCATGTCTTCTTTACAACAATATGTCTTATGTCCAAAACATAGGCATCTCTGATTGTTATCTGGTAAACTTATTAATACACTACGCTCTTCACTCATACGTCACTCCGGTTATATTTTCTTAGAAAATCCAACATCTAATCTTCCACTTCAGGTGGTTTTGGTTTTGGCATCCAATGTGTCACCATTGTATCTTCCTCCCAGAAGTCAGACGTCATTTCAAATGTATTATCCTCAAAACAATATCTTCCCATAGCTATTAATTTTGGATTGTATACGTCTACGCAAATTACAATCTCACCATTTTCTGGACATTCATCCTCTATCTTTATCCATTTCACTTTCTTTTCTCCTAGGGTTAATCATTTTCCACTTGACAGATCATCAAAAACTTGACAGCATCGAAGATGCGTATAATTACACAACGTGTGGAGCATCGATGATAGAAAATCCCTTCCTTCACAACTGCGTTGCTCAGTCTGTGATTTTCTTTTTTTTCTCGTTTTTTATTCTTTTGGTAGTTTGTTCATCCCGAGTGGTGACGCAGGAACGAGGGATGTAAACCCTAACATCTGAGTCTTCTATAATACTCTCTAAAAACATTAGTTTTTTTTCCAAGGCAGCTAGCTTAACTTCAAGATCAAAAACTCTGTCAAATAAACAATCTTCTTCGCTCATCGTATTCCTATAAATGTTAGGTACTTAGATTAATTCTTTCGATTAAAGCACTATGT